GTCCCAGTAGATGATCGCCGCCGCCACGGCCGCGACCAGGGCAACGATGCCGATCACGATCCACGCCACCGGGTTGGCAAGCAACGCGGTGTTGACCAGCCAGATCGCCCCTTGCCACAGCAGCATGGCGCCCTCGACCAGGCCCATCCACGCCACCATCAGCACCAGGCCGGCGACAAACGCGACCGCCATCACGGTGTGGTAAAGGAACATGGCGATGCTGCGCAGGCCCACCATGGTGAGGACTTTCCAGACCGTGACCAGGCCAAGCCAGACCATCTTCGAAATTCCGACGGTCAGGGTGAGTAACGACAACGCGGCGATGATGCCGAACACCACCAGCACGGCGATGCTGATCACCCGGGTGATGTTGGGGAACAGTTGCGACCAGCGTGTCAGGGTGGTGGCCACGCCCGTCAGCCTGGCCATAAGCGGCTCCAGGATCGGCATCAGCGATTGGCCGAAGGCAATGCGCAACGCCTGCACGGCAGCGGCGAACTGCTGCCACGGGTCTACCATGTCCTTGGCCATGCGCTCGGCATTCTCCAGGCCACGCACGTTGCCCAGCTGTTCCATGCCGTTTTTCAGCCGGCCGGTGTCGCCCATCAGGCTGGTGATCAGGCGCGCCGCTTCGCCGCCGAAGGCATCGCGCAGCTTCTTGCCGTTGGCCTCGATCGACAGATCCCCGAACTTGCCCTTGAGCTTGTCCAGGATGTCCATCATCGGCAACAACTTGCCCTGCTGGTCCACAAAGGACATACCGAGCTTTTCCGAGGCGCCGCTGACGTTCTCGAAAAACGCCTTGTACAGGCCGCCCGCCTCGCCGCCTTCCATGCTGCTGCCCAGGGTGCCCAGAACGGCCATCTGTTCCGCCAGGCTCACGCCGGCAGTGCTGGCCAGCCCGCCGGCGGCCTTGAACGCCTCGCCAATCTGCGCGCCGCTGGTACGGAACAGTTTCACCGCCGTCGCCGTCTGACCCGCCAGGGTTTCAACCCATTCGCTTTTGCCCATGGCATCGGCCTGGCCTTTGAACAGGCTGTACATGGTGCCGACGTACTGCCCCATGGTGTCCGCGTCGGATTTGGTGGCCTTGGCCAGCACGTTGCTGGCATTGGTCACCATCGCCAGTTGGCTGCCCGTTAACCCCTTCATCGCGCCGTCGATGCTGTACGCCGAGGCCACAAAGTCCCTGGCGTTCTCGCCGTAGGCCACCGAAAACTCCAGCGACTTGCGGTTCAGCGCGTTCAACGCATCCTCGGCCACGCCCAATGAGCGAACCTCGCCCAGGGCGCGGTTCATCTCCAGGGCTGGCTGCAATGACTCGTTGATGGCCACGCCGGCACCCATCAGACCCGCCAGGCCAAGGCCCATGGTCTTGATGTTCTTTTCGCTCTGTTCAGCCAGGTCGGAAAAGCCCATTTTCACCTTGCCCAGGGGCGCGGTGACCTTATCGGTCAGGCTCAAAATGAAGGCCAGGCGGGCGCTTTGGTCAGCCATCTAGGGGTTATCCGTTCAGTGCGTAGGCGATGCCGTTAGCGATGGCGATTTCCATCCGGCGCCAGTGTTCGTCTTCCAGCCATTTGGCCGTGCCCATCACCTCGGCGGTGGGCTCGGCACCAGGTAGCCAGCGGCTGGCCAGGGCTACCAATTGGCCCAGGCCGTTTTCGGTCAGTCGTTCGGCGTGGTCGAGAGCTTTTTTACGGTGATTTCAACGTCTGGGCCGTACTCCTCCAGGAGCGCACCGGCCAGTTGCATGACCAACACCGGGTTGCCCAACTGGGCCTTGAGGGTGGCGCGCTGTTCCTGCTTGACGGTGGTCACCAACAGGTTGTTCGCCGGCGAGACCTTGTTGTTTTGGGTCACCGCGTTGAAGTACTTGGTCACGTCCTGGGGAGTCAGTTCAAAGGTGAATTCCTTGTCGCCTACTTCCAGGGTGATCTCGCGTTTATCGTTCATGGGTGTTGCTCCGTTCAGGGGTAAAAGTGGATTGCTATTTGCGTGGGCAAACCCGCAGGGCGTGGTCTTGCAGCCCCAGGATCATTTGCCGACTGAGGGCAAGCTGATTTCTGAGGGTGAAATAATCCGGTCGAGCGTCTGCTGCGAGTTGGGCGGTGGCTGCATCAGCCACGCCGCCGGTGCTGGCACTGGCGGGCACTGAGGTATGGCAGGTGGCGTTGACGCGCAACCGCTTACGGCCAGCGGCAACATCAAGGCGCAAAGCATCGTTTTCAGCGCGTTCATGGTTCAGTTCCTGGGTTCGTTGAAGGTCGATGGCGTCACGGTCGGCCAGCATCTCGCCGCTGATCCGTGCGGCTTCGCGCAGCCCGGCCACTTCGGACAAGGCGCTGTCACGCTCGCGGCGGGCGTCGTCGCGCTGGCCTTCCAGCAGGCCAAAACCGAACCAGGCCACCAGGCACAGCGCTAACGGGAAAAGGGCTTCGCGCAGCATCACAAACCCGCCTTGCAAAGCTCGACCTCGGCCAATCGGCGCGCGTGCAGGCCCGGGATAAATACCTTTTTGCCCTGGGCGGTGGTGATGAAGGCCCAGACCGGTGTTTTGCCGTCAGGCGCCCAGGCTAGGGCCTCACAGCCGTCCCCGATGCGGCCGGCGTTGATCAGGCCCACGGCGCGACTGGCGCAGGTGCTGGGTGTGCCGAAGTTGTGGCCATGGCTGCTCAGGGCGTCGAAAGTGTCCTGGCCCACGTCCTGGTTGGTGATGCAGTCGGCCAACTGCAGTTGGCCTTTGCTGATCACCAGTTGCTCCACCTCATCGCATCGGGCGTCTGACCAGTAGTCACCGACCACCACCGGGTAAGGGCTGGTGTGACGAGTGATCCCCTTACACACGGTCGGCAGGCCACGGGCCAGCTTGTCCGCATACACGGTGTTCTGGCCGTTGCCTTCCCATGTGCCCAGGAACACCCCCAGCGTGGAGCTGCACAGAACAATGGCGCCGACGGCGATCTTGCCGCGCAGACTCATGGCTTCACCTTCCAGTCGCGCAACATCTGGCGGTACTTCGGAACCAGCAGCAGGATCTGCAACACCATGTACAGGGCAGTCAGCATGTAGGCCACAGCCGACCAGTCGACGGCCCCGGTCACGCCAGTGGCTGCAACGCCGATCGCAGGCGAGACCTTGACCAAGGCGATGGCAGTGTCCTGTGCGGCCTGATTTGTACTCATCGATGAACTCCTTTTTCGAAAAAAGACTGGCACGGGACGCAACGGGTCTTGCCTCCGAGCGCCTGGCGCGAAGCAGGAATCTCGTCGTCACAGTCCAGGCAGTGGCTACGGCTCGGCCCCGAGGGGCGCGGGCGGGCGAGCTGGGCCTGAATGCACCGCTCGCGCTCCAGCTCCTCGATCGCCTTGGCGTGGTCGAGCCAATCACCCATCAGCTCAAGCCCTCGATCTCGGTGGCATCCAGGTACGGCACGCCATTGATGCGAATAAAGTCCGGGCTGGTGACCTCAAACGGCACCTTGTGCTTGGTCTTCTCGCCGCCCTTCGGATCAATGCTCAACAGGCTGGAAACCTTCAACTTGCAGCCGAACGCCTCGATGCGCAGTTCGTCGTCGCCAGCCTTGGCAAAAAACACCGAGTCGAACGCGCCCAGCTTGCGAAAACTGCCGGCAGTACGGGCCGCGTCGATCAGCAAGCCGAAGTTGATCGAGTCCAATTCAAGCTCGCCAGCGGCCGACACATCGCCATCGACGTAGCCGTCAGGCACGCCACGGGTCTGCGCGGTCTTGCTGTTGTCGGTGATATCCAGGGTGCAGCTTTCGACGTGAACCTGGAGGTCGCCCAGGTTCACGTCAAAGTTCTTGCCGCCAATACGTGACATAGGGGGTTACTCCGAATCGTCGGTGGAAAGGTCCAGGGCGATGTTCGCCGTGAGGTCTTTCGGGCAGTTGTGGGGCTTGAGCTTGATAAACGCCTCGACGGCGGTTTTGCTCTTCCAAACCAGCACGATGTCGCCGTCTTTCGGCGATTCGATCTCGCCCGGGAGCACCTGGCCGGCGAATTTGACCGACTTGGCCATCTGGCGCAGGGGAGCCATCAGCGCATTGACGTTGACCGCCATGCTGTTGGCTGTGTTGTTCAGGCGCCGATCGGCCACGCGGCGGATCAACAGCGGACGCACCAGGCGCGCCGCCTTGTCGGCCAGGCGCAAATATTCGATTACCTGGTAGTCGCTGGCCGGGGTGTCCAACATGTTGCCGTCGCCCCAGTACACGCCCGGGTAGTCGGGATAGGTCTGTGAGACGGAAAAGCGGGCTTTGTCCAGCTCGGCACGGATGGCAGACGGCAGCGGTTTACCCTCGCTGTCGATCGGCACGGCGCCCAGGCCCAGCACCGCGCCAGTGGCCACGCGCATGGGGCTGTCAGCGATACTGACGGCGGCATTAGCCAGGCGACCAGCCAGCACGCCCAGGTCGTTACCGTGGAGCTGCGGAACCACCAGCACACGCGGCGCGGCCAGGCCGGCGGTGATTGCCTTTTGCTCGACCAGGTACTGCGCCCAGGTGAGTTTTTCCGCGATGCCGGCAGTCGCGGCCATGAAGAAGACGCGCCGCCCGTAGACATTGCTCACGCCAATGGCCGCATCGTGCATGGCTGACAGTTCGTCGCCCTTCGCCACAGGCTTAGTGATCACCACAGCTTCAACGGAAAAACCCTGTTGCTGCGCGATATCCAGGGCCACTTTCCAGTCGCCTTCAGGGGCGATCGGCGCCGCCAGGCACGCCCAACGGTCGCCGCCGTTCAAGCGTGCTGCAGTGATCTGGGTTTTCAGATCGCTTGCCGGAATGCCCAGCTCGTTGTCCAGATCGCTGTCGGTGTTGAGGGCGAGCAATTTGCCGGTGTTTTTCGGGCCGGCCCCGATGAACAGAAAATAGCGCTCGATCTCAGTCACGGCGCCTTGGCCCAGATTGAGATTGTTAACGCTGACTTTGCCAAGTGCCATGCTGTGCCTCGTTAGCGGGGTGAATTTAGGATTTGCTGCAGCACCTGGTTAACCAGCAAGCTGGTGTCACGTTCGCTGCTCGCGCCGAGGAACTGGCGCTTGGGCAAGGTGATATCCCAGCTCTGCGCGCCGGTAGATTCGGTTCGTTCGTCGTTCAAAATGCGGATCAACAGGCCGGCCTTGGCGTAATTCACATGTTCTTGAATCCACGCCACTGACGGCCGGGTCAGGCTCTTTTTGCCCTTCTGCCGGGTACGAAAGCCCAGGCGGCGCAGGCGCTTTGCCTGCTTGTCGGTGCAGGCGGTGCCGGGGGGAACCTTGTTCCAGCGGCGCATCTGCGCGGCCGTGCGCCGCTCTGACACGCCGTTGTGTTGCTGGGCGGCGACCCACCGGGTCAGAGCGTTACGCCAGCCCAGTTCAGCCTCGTCAGCACTCACACGGGTGACCTGCAGCAGCTTGGCCAGGCCGGCTTCCATCTTCTTTTTGCCCTTGCTCGATCCCTTGCGGGCCTCGAAAGG